TTGTTTGTCAATAACCAATGGCCATCCAACGGATGTCTTGTAATGCGTTATCGTTCCACACAGTACACGAAGATATACCCACACTTGTGAAATTAATAGCACTACTGTTACTACCTGCTCCTGCAAACCCAATACTTCCGTTACCAACAATGCTGAAACATGCAGTAGTGAACGCAACAGGAAATGTTAGTGTGGCGGAGGTATCATGCCCTACAGTAATAACTCCCCACTGAATAATTAACCCACCCGGAAGTTTTTGATAACCATCCTCACTGAGCAAGTGCCTCCCTGTATCACTAAACAAGCCAGTGATATTGCTTGGTGTCACCCCTCTCCCCGAATCTGTCCCAGTGATCGTTTCAGCATTAGTGGCCAGTTCAACAGTTCCCTTAGTGGTTGTTGTAGCACTCTTATTATCAATAACATACTGAAGCTTCAATGGGGTGATAGTGACAGTATCACTAGAGCCAGCCAATGCTTCAGCATTTGTAGCTACTTCAGCAATACCGGCAGTGCTTTCTGTTGCTTGCCCTGTTTTTGCATCAAACTGACTCTTACGAACAGCGTGATTGGCACTGGAAGCAGAGCCAACAAGGAACGTCTGTGCGCTATTACCAGCAATAGGGGCGAACGTCGCATCACATTGAGCAATAGAATATACAGACAAATTGCTTCGTGCTGTAGTGACATTGCTAAGGGCTGCCAGCGTTCCATAATTGGTAATGTGAGTTGTCAGTGCAGAATTAACAGTGGAAGCACTGCCGAAATCATCAAACGCTTTAACCCAATAAGCCGCTTCAGAGGCTGGATTCTTGTTAGTGCCGGTTTGCAATGCCTTATACACAACACCGTTGTATTGGATGAATGTGGCATAGCTGCTGCTATACTGGTATTCTGTAGCACTGTCCCACTCAGGAATACCCATCTGAAACAGATACGCCAAAGAAGTGTCTTGGCGATTCTGAAGCCAGTTCATGTATTCATAGGCGGGTTTTTCAGATACCCACCCTGTCTGCTTCTTAACATCAGATGGAGTATTGATAGTCCCGGCAGAGGCCCACTGGATACTAACATCTGGTTTTGTAATCTTGGACATCAATTATTCTCCACTGATCTTTCCACGGAATGCTACGCAGCTGTTGGCTACAGCATACATCGTGCTGTTGAATGTCGTGCTTATTGCGGATGTTGTGATAGGCGACGTATTCTCTTTAACACTGACAACAAAGTTTCCAGAACGTGTACCGTTACTAATCCCATGATCCATTATTTCAGTAGCACCACCAACTGTTGCTGGAATAGCAGCAGCACTAGCACCAATGCCAAGGACAGCATTTACAGTGATTGTTGTTGTGGCATTAGTTGTAATGGATGTCGATACAGCAGTACCAGTAGCCCCACCTGTAATTGTTGCGGATGCTGCGGAGTCTATGTAGCCATCCCCAGAGCAGTTAATGGCGCACATATCTGACACATTACCAGTGTTACTGGTTGTCAATATAAGATTAGCCGTGACATTAGACAAACTACCACCGTAGGTGGCTTCATCAATGTAGTATATCGCCACATTACAGCGACAAGCGTTAGTGCCATTACCAGCATTAACTTCCTGCGCCTCTTTCATGGCCACCCCGTTGAACGTCAGAGAGGAAATCGTGTATGTTGTATTGGTTGTCAATCTTCCACTAGATACAGCTACAATCAGGAATGTGGTGGAAGCTGTTGTTGTATGACTAACTGTTCGAGTGGAGACAGCCGTTGTGTTCGCTACTGGGTAATCCACGTCTGACAAATAAACAGGGGCAACAGATTCAGCAGCAGGAGAATACACTCCTTTAGCAGCACACTTCCCTGTAAGATTGAGGGCAGCTTGGTTGTAGTGCAATTCATCAGCCATGTAACCGAGAGGGAGCCAACTGCCAGTTCCCCGATACACCATCGTCAGCAAATCACTTTCAGCACAAGCATCTTCTTGAGCCTGACGAATATCTTGCCATTGTTGTTCGTTAGCACTTCCCCCGCCTTGCCTTCCTGTACGGATAACATACATCCCTTTCATGTTAGCAATATGGGATTTGAAATATTCAGCCAGTTCAATCAAAGCATTCTTGTAAGTGGTACGATTTACAACGCTAGTGTCCGTGTCTTGAGCATCACTCTCCCCTTGACACCACATGATGTAGACATTACCAAGCTTATAAGAGGCTGACAAACGAATGGATGCAATAGCGGAAAGAATAGCTGTAACAGCAGCATCTCGTAATGTTCCAGTTGCAGACCAATCAGGCTTATTGCCATTATCTACAAGCTCGGTACCACCTGTAGCACAATCAATAAAAACGCTATTACGTCCAGTAAGAGCAAACCATTCGTTACTGAACGATGGCCACATACTTCCAGTGGAAGCCCCACCAACGGGGTCAGCCATTGGGGAAGTGAAGCTACCGGCAGATGAGAGGAATACGCCGTTTGTTACAACAGGGGATGATGCGCTGCTACCCCTTCCTTCAGCGTTGCTCTGGCCAGCACTTACAAACAAATCAACGACAGTACCAGAATCCACAAGGACAGATTGTTGTCCTGTAACATACCTACCAAGAGCCATTATATTCCCCTATTCTAATTATCATAATCACCAACCACAAACTGTGGCGGTGTACGAATCTACATTTGTAAAACCAACAGGCGTAAACCGGAAACTGGTTGCTGCCACATCATTAACAACAACAGCAACAGGGGCAGTAATGTCAATGGTGATAGGGGAACCCAAACTGTCCAACACAGGTTCATATTCCCCGCCACACACTTTCACTTCGATTGTCACTGTTCCTGCCTTCCCTGTTCCTGTGGCTACCACAGTACAGTTAAAATCAGTGGCGCTACCAATATCCGCCCCACCGTTGTTATCCTTATCAATTTCCACATCCACTACAGCACCAACAGAAGATGTCCCCGTATTAAGTGTGGTTAGTGTTGCCATAATTTATCTCCTTTTACCAAGTTGCAATAGCCGCACGTTTCCAAGTGTCAGTAGCCGTACAGACATAAATATAATCGCTATCTACAGCCCAATCTCCAGATGTTCCTGTAGAACTAGCTGAAGCAGGGGCTGCTACAAAACGCTTACCATACAGTTTCCAATAAGCCGTTTCAGAAGCAGGGTTTTTGTTAGTGCCAGTTTGAATGGAAACGTAGATGTTGCCATTGTATGTAACAAAGCTACTACCACTTTGGTATTCAATTGTTTCCACCCACTCAGGAATACCTTGCTGCATGAGGTAGGAAATGGCTTGGTCTTGACGATTCTCGATGAAGTTCCAATAGGCGAATGTTGGCTTTTCAACCACCCATCCTTGTTGAATCTTCCCATTGGTAGGGGTGGACACCGTTCCTGTGCTGCCCCATTTGTATGTATAATCCGGGCGTGTCTCTTTAGACATAGTGTTTCCCCCTATTTAGTGTAGACAATGAAATTATCAAGGTATCCAGAATATTTGTTATCATTACTGGCTCCAAAGATTTGAAAACCCTTATACCCTGTGGTGCCTGTAGACATCTCACCTTCTGTCCATGTGACTGTATCGGATGCAACCCCGTTCAGGTATAACGTCCAAACGCCTCCGATGCGCTCAACAAGTATCGTATTCGTTGTTGATGTCGCATTGGGGACAATTACTCCTAGTGACAAGTCAACATTCCCAATTCCTCGCATGTAAGCAGTAACGTCTGAGCCAAACATTCCAAGCTTTAAGCAGATTCCGAAGTTTCCGCCTGATGATTTCATCCAGACATAATCATTCCCAATTGATATTGGCTGGATGTCGCAAGAAATACGGAAATCTTTTGTCGTGAAGTCGAAATCGGCTGACTCACCATCGTAATCATCGGTAAAGACCCTTCCATCCTGATTGGCGTACAACCTCCCGCCAGTTGTTATTGCCCCGTAGCTGACAGGCGAGTGCCTTCCTGTACTGTCATTGAAGTTACTATTGAACTCCATCTCAAGCACTTTATTCCATGAAGGGGCTGAAGCCCCCTGATTAACAATACCTAATGGGAACATTATTGTGCTCCGATAACACGCATCTCTGTCGTGGATACAGCAACAAGGGTTTTAGCTTCATTCTGTGTTGTGAATACAGCAGTGCCAGTTAATGTGGCTCCACTGCCAGCAGATAATGTAACGACACCTGCACCACCCTGAATAATCGTTACAGACTCACCGACACTTACACCGAGACTGGTGGGGGTGTCACAAGTGACTGTAATGGATGAGCCATTGGTGCAAGTGACAATCTTCCTGCCAGAAGGTGTCCAATCCGTAGCTGTAAGTGTGTAGGTTGTACCTGTTTGAGCATTGACAACGTAAGCAGCCTCATAGACCCACGCAGAACCATCATACAGCAACGTTCCTTTCCTGCCATTGTCATACACCTTCCATCCGGCTTTAGGGGTGTAGAACGTCCATCCAGCGTTAGCGTATAATGCAATCTTATTAGTTTGTCCAGACCAAGCCCCAGATGCTCCTGAAGGAACAACATATTTGTCCCCGGCAGTGGGACTACCCGGAGGGGCGGTGGTGGATGCTGAAAGAACATATCCGTTCAACAAACTATCCACCATTAACAGGTTGGCATCGTTTTCAGTATTCCAGTTATCTTCCCCATAAGCCCAAGCATATTTCAATCCAAGAGAAGGGCCAGTAGATGCAGTCATTGTTTATTCCTCAAATAAGTTCTGCGATGTATCCACCGCCTTCAATTGTTGACTTGCCGTACGCTTCCCCGTAAGCCAACCCATACCCCGTTGAATATCCTGCCAATGGCTGTGCTGTAGGGTCTTCATACATTCCGAAATACGATTCCTCAAAGAACACATATTCAACAGTTACACTAATCGGAACAGGGACAATACTGCCTTGACTACTCAATCCAGTGAGGAAGTAGCGTTGAAAGTCAGTAAGGGTGTTTTGTATTTCAAGTGTAACGTGGGCATTAGGTTGTTCAACCAACCCGCTTGTTGTATTACCAGTGATAAAATTGAGTCCATCAATAATCGCTTGAGGGGTGGCTCTCGTAGAGTTGGCAATAATACGTGCCTTGATGATAAACCTGTAAGTTTCATCATCCACTGTAGCACTACTGCCTTCCTCTTGCAACCTGCTACGAAACACACCACCCACTGTAGAATCACTTAATGTACCGAAAGGTTCAGCAGCCGTTGCCCCATCAAATCCAAAATAAGGGAAAGCATTGTAGTTTACTAACGTACGTGGTTGTCCAACAATATTACCAATCAAATCAAGCTGAGCACCTGTGGCTGTGTTGATACTGCGGAGTTGCATCAAGTCTTTATAAACTGTTTGCAACTCATTCAGATAATCCATCACCAGCTTCAAGAACGCATCAAATACTGGCTTGTTCTTGAATTGCTCAGTAACTCTCCCTCTTCCTTCTGCCAGATAATCAATCTCGGTAAAAGCATTTGTTGTCATTGTGCTTCTCCTTTTGAGATTAACTGTTCACGACAATATCATCTAACGTGATTGTTGCACGCTTGTAATAATCAACAGCCACGTTGGTTGTAGCGACAGGGGGATCAACATTATCCACTTTCAGGGCAGTGACATAATGTCCAGCCACTGTGTTGATTGGTGTGTACAGGCGGCTATAAATAACATCTTCACCAATCTTCAAGCCATTGATATAATCATAGATAGCTTGCTTGATTTGATCATCACCATTCACAGGATATGCGGAGTCTGTTGTAACATCCACCTCAACATATATAGGGAGGTCAGTTGGTCTATCAAACGAGATAGTGTGGCTTACGCCTTGACTGTCTGTGACACTTTCCACTACTGTTCCATAACTCAAGATACCAGCCGGTTTGTTGTCCCAGATTGCCTTGGCAATATCAATGCTACTACCACCCAACACAATCGGGTAGAAAGAGTGTGCGGGTACTGGGGGGGAAATAAGAGCCGTATCTGTTTCATTCTCATAAATGATGATTTGTTCCACCCCATCAATCTTGAGAATAGCTGCATAGATAGCTTCGTAAGTGTTCACACTGTCTTGGAACTTAGCCAGAGCATAGCGTGTACGCAATTCACTATCTGTTTCAATGTTAATCCCTTCAACAGCAGCAGAAGGGTTGGTGACAGTATCCCACCCAATAACAGGAGATTGAATGCTCTGAATCGTATTAGCAGATTGTGCATTGGGGCCAGTCTCTGTACACGTAGCACTTACACTCTTCTTAACCTTGCTAATATCCCAATCTGTACCTACATCAAACGTACAAGTGTACCCCTGATTAACCTCTTGAATAAGGGCTTCACTTCCAACAAGTGTTGCTGTCAGGTAGGTGTCGTGATTGGTATTAACTTCCGTGATTATAGCGTTGACAATCTCTGATTCAGTAGCAGAAGAATCAGAAGTAATAGTAACAGTGATAGGAACAGCGTTGATACCAGAAATCTGATAGGTAAAACTGTAAGCTGTAGAATTGGCAACAGCGGCTGGAGCAATTTGTACTGCAACACACAACCCTTCATCTAGTGTAATCTCACTGTCTGTGCTGAATATCTTACCTGTGGATGTAGAGCGAACATTGCTATCCACCGGAACCACTGTCCCATAATCCCCATAGCAAACCAATTCTGCTGTAGAGGCCGTAGCACTAAGTCTGGCCACACCACCAGTTAGTGTGATATTCTCAAGGGCATTACCAGATGCTTGATTAATATCATAAGCAGAATATACATCTTGTGCCGCTTCCCACAAATCCGCAAGCGGCGCTGAGAATAACTTGATAAACCTGCCAAGGACAGATGTATCGGATGTGTTTACAATATCACCCGGCTCAACCAGAGAAGCAAACTCACTTTCTGCTTTGGCCTTCAGTTCAGCAATAATATCATTCAGGCGTTTTACCGTGAAGCCTGTATCAGAAAGTCCAGCCACTTATGTTCTCCTTAGTTGGTTGGCGTAAGCACAAATGTAATAGCAGAAGATACAGCTCCATCTTCAGTCCTGACACGGAATGAGCAACTGAACTTGCGATCGGTGGAAATGGAAGATGTGTAGGAAACAATCTGTAACGCATCTGGCTCTTTGAGGATGGCGTCTTGAATAAGGGCATCTACAGCCATCTTGCTTCTGTTCTTCCCCATCACCCGATTCCACCAGTCAATGCCCAACGTGTTATCCATAAACCATTCCCCTTGAAATGTGTTCAACCGGATACGCAAACGTTGTGCTAAGTCTTCAGCACCAATGCCGGTGGTTTGTGCATCTCCGTTGACAAGAGAAATGTCCCCATCTTCATCTAGTTTAATGTCCATGTGTGTCTACACCCCTCTTGTTCTCATTATCTTATATAGCCCTTGCATTGCAAATTGATAAACGATCATCTACCTATACTACCCTACCCCTTATCATACAGCCATTATTTCCATATACAGGGTTAAGGGGTTGGAAGGGTTAGGCTGCAAGATTGGAACTGGTTTGCCTTATCGTTTATTTTGTCAATCAAGGTAGTGATTGCTACAGTCCTTGCAGCAAGCTGTGTCGGGTAGACAAGGGCTGGCGCATACAAGGGTGTCAACACTCCATCTATCAAGCCGGTAATCCAGTCCAATACATCATCAATAGATGCAGGGGCTTCAAGTAAAGCTGCAATTGGTGCAAGATTATCAAGCTGGTCTTGGATAGCTGTATTTTCAGCGTACAGAGAGGTGAGGATACGTTCTGCTGTTTCCTGTAGTTCCGCACAACTACCAACCTTATCAATGTCGTCACCAAGTTTTTCATACTGATCTAGGTTAATGACACCGGAGCCTTGTGGATTCATGTTTACTTCTCTTAAATAATGTTGGTAATAATGCCGTCTGTTACAGTTACAATCTGGCCTAATGGGGTGGTGAAACTGCCAGTAGCACCTACACCAACAGTAACACTTCCTGTATTGATAAGATTGCCATCAATTTGTGTGGACGAGGAGATGTCAATCTGGTTACCATTAATCTCTATTTTCCCTGTTTGTTTCATCCGTAGTTCACATTCAGCCGATGTGCCTAAGTTATGGAACACAACCAAATCATCTGTTGAATGTGGCAGTGTGTGCTTAGACACTTGGTTGATTGCAGAGCCAAACGGGAACAAGCCGGGAATGGCTATTGCATCTCTCTTATCAAATCTGCGATAATCGGATGGTGGTTGAGCAGAGCCATCACCACCCTTAAATACGTCCATACACGACTGGGCAAACACTATCAAAACTGTATCGCCCGCATGAACAGGGAACACAACAGCGGAACTTGAAGATGACGGATACATCAACGGAACAGATAGTATTGTTGGGAACTCTTCACTATCATCCCAATCAGGGAATACGGCATTAACCAAAGGTTTCACAGACACTCTTTGTTCACCAGCATTTTCTACCATCATTACTTTTGCAGGGATAGCTGTGAAGATATTCCGCATTTGGTATTCAAACAAAGACTTCGTAGCACTCTCAAACGTCATGTCTGTCACGTTATTTCCTCTTATTCCAATTCATCTGCATTGACGCTATCGCCCCACAACTCCATACACCACTCACCACCTCTGCTGTCACCCTTGAATGTAACAGAGCGAACACGGTAGAAGGAGTTGAACATATCATCGTCCGTAACCACCTTAAACAGCCCATTAGGGCGTATTTCAGGATTGAGTAATGCCTTCACCCGGATTCCGTATCGCCTAGCCTTAAAACGGCTTACCTTGCGTGGTGTTCCGTCCTTCTTTGGCTTCAACACTTTCGTAGGCGGAAGGAACTGTTCATTCTCTTTGTCTAGGGCTTGCCCTGTAGCCTTGCTCACTTCCTCACTATCAATGTAGGGGATGTCGAGTAATCCACTATCCTTGGATAGAACAATAGCTTTTTCTTGCTCTCCGCCATTCAAGCTATATCGGTCTGTGACAATCAATTCATTGTCAATAATCTTCCATTCAATAGCGAACGTAGAGGCAATCTCATCCAGCACTTGTTTCCCTGTCCCGTAAGCCGGATAGCCAAACTGACATTTCAGATTACGCCATTCCCCTTTATTTGATTTAGAAAAGGCTAGGTCAAGTTGCTTGGCAATCTCTGCCACCACATTCTCAAGGTAAATATCAACAGGAAATGAGTAATTCACTTTCTTGATTGCAAGGTTTGTGAAGTTGGGGGCTAATTCAAACGTTGTTATTCTATCAGCGCCCTGTTTCGTTGTTCTTATATTGATGACATCCCCTGTCACAATATTCTTGATATTGCCTTTATATCCCGCTGTCAGTGTCAGTGTCCCGTAGCGAGTGTTGATCTTCTTCAATGTATCGTCTGACAGGTTGGAAATGGATACTGTTCCCTTGTTTGTCTTTTCCTTGTTGTCCACATACATTTCAATGTCAAACTGGATACGAAGGGAATCAACTTGAATGATGGTGCCATCTTCCGGGTTCTTAAATGTGAGCAAGTAATCCCTGTCCCACTGAACATTCTCATACTGCACAGCCATTTAATTACTCCGTTTATGCTACATAACTAAACACAAAATTGTCAGAAATGCTCTTTCTAGTATCAGCGTTATCTTCCACCGTGTCTGATATAGGTGTCATGTAGAAAACACCTGTTAAGCCGTTTGCATACATGGCACTGGTTTTCATTGGATACATTTCGATACACTTCATCCCCTCAATTACAGATGTACCATCTTGCAGTTTAACTGTAAAATGATAATGTTCTGTTCTGTAGTTCCAGAAGAAAGAAATGTTACACAAGGTGTTTTCCAAATTAATAGAGAAAGAGAACGCCACATCGTTCGTTACAGGAATGTATGTTGATGTAATCATTGAGTGGCATTCCTCTTACGCTTGGCTTCAATATCTTGTCTTAGCTGAGCGTTCGTGGCTTGCGCCTCTTGACTCTTATCTACCCAGTATTCGTATCCAGCGTTGCTTTCTCTTTCTTCCGTAGACACTGTACCTTTTGTACCAGCCACATTTCCTTTACCGGCTATGCCAGTGCCTTGACCAGCTACTGTCGTAGGTGTGATCTTATCTGCTTCTGCTTGCGTCACCTTGACTTTTACAACATTCACTTGCTCAATAGAGATGTTAGGATAGACTGCATACCCACCATCAGGAGATGTGTCAAAAGACAAGTCAGTAATAACACAGTTGTCATACTTCACAATAAGGGAATCTTTTTCCCTTACGATATATCCAAGTACAGATATAATTTCCTTAGAGCGTTGGATACCGATTAGTCGCTGACGCACAACATCCATTGATGCTTTTACAGAGGTGTTGGTATCGTTATCTTTGCCAGCGTAGTCACTCGGTACTGGCTCATTGGAGAGTGCAGGACTCCCATCTGTACCCACCCTTCCCATGCTGCTTGTTCGATTATAATTATAACCGGGAACAGCAACATTGGCCGCATCTTTCAATGGATTCCAGAAGTTGTAATCAGTGACAACCCCTTGAATCCGAATCTTTAGGTTCTCGGTAATAATGTTGTCACTAATCTTGCTTCCATCCTCTACAGGATGACTTGTTACGCTTCCTTGATAGGATTCAGAAAAGGACAGGATGCTATCAAACAGGATAACATCATTGTTTTGTGTTTTTATGACGTAAATCATGTTGTATTTATTCTCCTGTCATTCCTTGTTATCCAAATACACCTAATCCACCAAGTCTTAATCCCTGACCAACACCAACACCAAACTCTCTTATATCCCCCCGCTGTAACGCATCTTTAGCCGAAGTTGGAAGTTCGTTGAAATTGATGTCGAAGTTCATTATAGAGGATTGTGGTTTTTCCATTGCAGGGGTTGCAGGTTTCTTAGGCTCAGAATAAGGGTTTGCTGAATTATTATCAAGAGTGATATTCTGATTAATCCAACCAGCAGCCTCACCAAGACCTACACCAGCCGCATTTACACCTTTAATCAGATGACCAATTCCGGGTGTGTTCAAAAAAGCATTCCCTATATTCCTGAATGATTGAACAGCACTATATTCAAGATCAAGCCAGAATGACTCGACCCTCAACATTACATTTTCAAGACTAAGCATCAAGAATGTCAGTGCAGTTTGTACTGTATACACCCAGTTCTTATCTCCATTGATATATTCATCAATGGATTTGAACACGTACAAAAACCCAGTTATAACTGCTGTCAACTTTATCATCGCACCATGCGCTGCCCATACACCCATAACCCACCAGCGAAGCATTAGTGCTGAGCGATATGCGGATTGTCCGGCCAAACCTAAAGCAGCAGCGAGAGCTACCGTTGCGGCTGTTGTGGCTATGACAGCACCATTATCCCCAACCACTTTGAACAACTCTGTAAACTTTTTTGCAGTCCATGCAAGCAATTTGAACAACGGTGTCAACACTGTAATAAGTTTAGTCAACAACCCGAACATCTCAGTCAACAATTCATCCAAGCCGCTTTCCATCATTACTTTGGAAAACTCTCGCATTTTGTTGTTGAAACGTTCTTGTGCAGCGGCAGACATTTCCATCTGCTTCTTGAACTCAGGGGATGCAAAAGCAAACTTCCCCATTCGGTTCATTGACTCAACCAAGTCTTCAAGGGAAAGCTGACCTTCCTTCATCATTGCAAACAGCTTCTTGGTGTCGCCACCAGCAGCCACTTCAGCAAAGAACTTCACAACACCAGCAGCATGTTCACCTAACTGACCAGTTAATTCTTCCGCTGTAATCTTTTCTTTATTGAACATCTGTTCAACAGCTTTGTTAGCCAGACTAATCTTTTCTTCTGACATACCAAGCATACGGTAATAAGCCTGAGCACCACGGAAAGCATCTTGCAATCTTTGGGTTTCAAACTTATCCTTGCCAATCATAAAGATTTTAGCGTAGCTTTGACCAAGCTGTAACACAGAAACACCAAGCTCATCAGATGTATCTTTAATGAACTTCAGGTTTTGATTGAATGTAGCTGCATCACCAGAGATGGTTTTGAGCATACTTTCCATTGCCATCATTTCACGGCCTGTAGCTACAAGCTCTTTGAAGGCATATCCACCAGCTACAGCATTGAACAACCCC